ATTATCGGAAATGATTTTGATGGTAATCCTCTACAATATGAGTATATTAATTTACCCACTGATTTAACTGGGGATACTGTAACAGGATGGATAACCGGAACACCTATATTAAGTTCAACTGGGTTAAGCACATATAATTTTGCAGTTAACACATATAAATCTGGCAATCCTAGTATTAGAACACCTAATTTTAACTTTACTTATAATGTAAGTAATCAGATTAATGGTGAGATTGTTTGGGTTACACCTAGTGATTTAGGAACTATATTTAATGGAACAGTTAGTACATTAAGTGTTAATGCTATATCTGATACTGAATTATCATATAGGATAGTATCTGGATCATTGCCTCCTAATTTAATTATATTAGATAATGGTGAAATAACAGGTAGAGTAGCAGATCAACCAACAACTGAATTATTAACCCAAAATGCAGAAACATCTTTTACATTTACTATTCAAGCATATTCTAAATTATATGCAGTTGTTCAATCTACAAAAACATTTAATGTAACTGTACTACAAGAATACACTCAACCTACTGATACATTATATATTAAGGCTGCTCCTAGTGTCAATGATAGAAATATTATAAATTCATTATTAGAAAGCACTACATTAATTCCCGAATCAATGTTATATAGACCAAATGACATATATTTTGGTAAGGCAACTAGCGTTATATATGAACACGCATATGGAATATATGCAAGTGATATTGATGAATATTTAGCCGCAGTAACACAAAATCACTATTGGAGAAATATCACATTAGGTGAATTAAAAACTGCTATAGCAAAAAATAATGCAGGGGATATTATTTATGAAGTTGTTTATAGTGAAGTAATTGATAATTTAGTTAATAAACAAGGTATAAGTATAAGTAGTAGTATATATTGGCCTAGACCAATCGATTTGGGTTTAGGTCCATGGTATACAAGTATTACTGATATATATGCCAGTTATTCCACTGTATTAGGTCAAGAATACTATACAAGTTTAACACCGGGTTATGCCAGAACGTTATATCCAAATAGTTTATATAATATGCGTAATAGGGTTGCACAGGTTATAGGACAAGAATACGATAGTAGGCTACTTCCATTATGGATGACCAGTGAACAGACTAATGGCGGAACATTAGGTTATACTCCAGCTTGGGTAATATGTTATACTAAACCCGGGTTCGCAGAAACAATAAAAACTAATATAGAAAATAATTGGCAGTATACATTAAATCAAATCAATTTCAAAATTGATAGATTTAGTGTTGATAAGAGTGAAACATACAATTATGATAAAAAACTAAATCCACCTGCTTGGACTGGGTTACCGAGTGCTACTCCTGTACCTGATCCACTTGATAGTAAGGATTTTTATGTATTATTCCCTCGACAAACAATTTTGCCAGACGAAACACAGTACTAAATATATAACGGAACAAAAAGAATATGAGCACAATTAACACAAACGGTATTAACGTAAATTATCCTGTACCCGGGGTGAATAACAATAGTCAAGGGTTCAGAGATAACTTTGCGGCCATCAGAACTAATTTAAACACTGCTGGAACAGAAATAACAGATTTACAAAACAAAGTTGTAGTTAAATCTGCACTTGCTAATACAACAGTGAACAATGATATGGCTAATACTCTTATTAGCAATGCACTAACCCGTAGTTTTAGAGCCAGTACATATAACCTAGGCGGTGCAATAAGTGGAACTATATTAATTAACGCATCATTGGGTGATGTACAGTATGGTACTATTGCCGGTAATACTACTATTCAATTTGCAGGATGGGCACCTACTGGTACACAAAGTAATCTACAATTACAACTTGCTGTCTCTAATAGTCAAGCAGTTATCACATTCCCTACAGAAGTTACATACGGTGTTACTTCACTAGAAAACTATGCTAATGTTGCTAATGTTCCCACTGTTTCTATTCCATATGGTGTAACACAACTAGATTATAACTTCAGTACAGTTGATTGCGGCAATACTATTACAGTAGAACCATATAATAATAATAGAATAGCATCACAAGTTCAACAACGTACTCCTTCCCCTACAGGATTTCAGGGTGATGTTTTGGGTGATATAGCTGTAGATACTGAATATGTTTATGTATGTACCGCATCGTATAACTCTACGGCAAATACAGTTGCAATTGCAAATGCAACTGCAACTGGTAATTTACTAACAGTTTCTAATACAGGTAGCTTAACCTTAAATGATCCTATCATTTTTACAGGTGCTAATGTAACACAAGCCAATTTAGTTGCAAACACAATATATTATGTTAAAGCTATTGCATCCGCAGGTGCAAATGGAACAATTTCTGTAAGTGATTCAAGAACTTCAGGAACTGCGGGAGCTAATGTCACATTAACAACAACTGCAAACGGGTTCAGTGCAGTTACATATAATGGTACTGATATCTGGAAAAGAATTGCACTAACAACGTGGTAATAAATATTTGAATGGAACACCCGTTCATCTCATCACTATCTGATAAAACACTAGAAGAATTGCAAGGTTCCATATCGGACTTAACTAAAAAGCTTAACTTTGCATATCGTATGCAAAATAGTGCAATGATCCATCAATTGAATATGGTAATGGAAAGTTACCGAGCAGAATATGGTCGCAAAATGGATGAGTTGCTTAAAAAGCAAGGTGATAAAACCAAAATTAACATTCAAAAAGAAAGCTAAAATTGACTACACGCATAGAACGAGATTTTTCATTTCAAGCAGGTGTTTATTTTAAAGACGAATTTTTAATGAACATCTACACTATATCAGTATATATGGAAGTAGAAACTGAATCCATTAGAGAACAAAATGTAGCAATGGAAAGAATTAAATACTTTCTAAATGAATGTTTAGAAAACAGTATTTTTGTTCAGAATACTGAACATAAAACAATTGAGAAATATTCATCTTGTGGTTTTAAGATATGCACTTTGCCAGAAGAACCATATGACCAAATAATTACAATAATGTTATTAACTAAACTGAATAGCATTACTGAAGGTAGATTAATAATCACTGATATTACATTAGGATCACGTATAAGCGATCAAGTTAAGTTTAGTTATGGGATTGAAAGTAATAGAGGACCATTTGAAGAACCTGGTTGGTGGTCAGATACAGGTACCATCATTTGTGACCCTATTAAAACTTCAGTCAAAAAAGATAAGATTGTTAAATTATTCAAAACTGTACCGTCTGATTGGGCAGAGTTTAATTTGATTTGGAAAGAAAAAAATCACAAATCTAAAAGTGAAATTGTCTTTACAACCGAACAAGAAAAATAAATGACCAAACTAGTTGAGTAAATCTCAATACTATGTTATAATATACGTATGAAGACGGATATTTATGGTCAATTAATATACAATCAAAATGACTTGTGTGAGTTGTTTTTACAAGATCCAACACGTACAGTTAACAATGCATTAGTAGATACTATCATTGAGTTTAATGGTTTTCTTTCAATAGAAAACATTCCTAATTTAAAACAATATCAAGACCCGAAACTCTCTCTTGAAGACTTTGACCAAATAAATCAAAAAGTTTGGCATATGCCCAAAGAATATCATGAAATAGATATTGCTAAATTTGTATTAGATCAATGCAAAAGTGAGGCAGAACTACAACGTGCAGGGGAAGAATTATTAAAGTTCCAAGAACGTAATATGTTTGTGTTATTGCAATACTTAAAGTATCTAGTAGACACAATGCGCAAAAACAATATAGTTTGGGGAGTAGGGCGTGGTAGTAGTGTTGCTAGTTTTGTATTGTTTTTGATAGGCATACACCGTATAAATAGTTTGTACTATGACTTATCTATCGATGAGTTTTTAAAATAAGGAGAAAAGTATGAGCAAATATAGAACAGCAATGGGTAAAGTAGTTGATATGTCCACACTAACTGCAAAAAACGAAAAAACTAGAGCAGTGGGTAATATGAAAGTTAATGCACGTGGTGACACCATCGATGCACACGGACAAGTTATTAGAACAGCTACAGCCAAAGTTAATGACGCATATGGCAAAACAGTGGGTAACCGTTCAGCACAACCAGTTAAAAATAAGCAAAAGGCAGCACCAATAGTACCTAAAAATATTAATTTATCGGAACTCAATGAAATTGAACGTGAAATAGAAGAATCATTTGAAGATGATTTAGAAGTTGAAAAGATTAAAGCACAGGAAATTAAAGGTAAGAAATGAGCGATTTAAGCGCATACAGTAAACCGGCATTTAGCCCAACAAAAGTTGATAAGTTAACGTTCTTCAAGGATCATATCATAGTAAGTGATATGAAGTTTGACCAACGTATTACAGCAGGTGGTATTATCTTAATGGACGATGATAAAAAGAGTTCTGGTATTCGCCCACGTTGGGCAAAGATTTATGGTCTAGGGCCAGATGTAAAAGACCCTGACTTACAGATCGATAAATACATCCTTATTAGTCACGGACGTTGGACACGAGGTATCAAAGTTGAGACTCCTTTGGGCGAAGTCACGTTGCGTAAAGTCGATCCTGGTGATATACTCTTAGTATCGGATGAGCCGATGGAAGATGAAACAATGAGCGATAAGGTATATTAAAATGGCAATTTGGACGATTAGAACACATTACAAGAAATCGTGTGAACAACGAGAATTCTTTTATCAACGTGAGGGTGATGGAAAGATTATTTCTACAGATGGTTTCCGTCGTTGTGAATATACGATTGAAACTACAGATGATGAATTTCCGGACATTCAATTTGAAGAAATGCCTAATGGTGACGGCAAGAAAGATAGCATTGACTTAAACAGTCTAATGGGTGATAACATTGACAACGTTGAACTTGTCGAAATGTTTGATGGAGGTTGCTGGGGCGATATTGAGTTTGAAGGTCTAGCTGAGGATGAGGAAGAAAAACTCCGTGAATTCATAGACGAAGAAGGTTTATACTCACTAGAAGATGAAGGTAATTGGTACCTAAGTGACACAGAAGTTTGGGTATGGGGACCATTAGAAGTAGAAGATGAAAATGGTAATGTACGTATTATCATTGCTGATGCTGATGGTAATGTTATTGATTTTGTTGAGGAAGAATAATGAGAAATTGGTTTAGACAAAAATTACACAACTTTATATTCCCTCAAGATAATCTTGAGGTTGTAGAAACAAAATCTCATAGAAGAGGAGTTCTTGTTAGAGGATCAAGCCTTGACAGTAGAGGTATGAGTTTTACTATTCATCAAGCTAGTGGTGGATATGTACTAGAGTAC